AGAATACTTCTATGATAATAAATTTTGTGAAAAATTGGATGATCAAAAACATTTGATTGGTTTTGAAAATGGTATTTATGATTTAAATAAAAGTGTATTTAGAGGTGGATTACCATCTGACTATATAAGTTTATCTACCCAACTGAATCTACCTGTTCATAAATCAATGATACCTATTGGTATTGATGATATTCTAGAAATTGTGAAAGAGGTGGAAAATTATGATGAATTAAATGAAGGATTGAATGACTTTTTAGAAAAGGTATTCCCTACAGATGGAGTAAGGGAATATACACTCCGATTTCTATCAAGTTGTTTGTCCGGTGAAGTAAGGGAAGAGAAGTTTTACTTTTGGACTGGTTCAGGTGGTAATGGTAAATCAAAACTTGTTGATTTAATTGAATTAGCATTAGGTGATTACAGTCGTTCAATGGATGTTGGATACCTAACTACAAAGAAGGGTAGTTCGTCATCTGCTTCACCTGAATTAGAGAGTATTAAACATGCAAGATTTGTGTGGATGTCAGAACCTGAAAAAACAGATACAATTTATGTTGGAAAATTGAAGTTGATGTCGGGTGGGGATAAGATGACAACAAGAGGTTTGTATAAGGAGACTACACAATTCAAACCTCAATTCAAGATTATTCTTATGTGTAATGAACTCCCTAAGTTAGGTGGAAATGATGGTGGTATTTGGAGGCGTATTGAGGTGGTTGAATACATTTCAAAGTTTACAGATGATCCGCGTCCAAGTCCTGCGAATCCACACCAGTATAAAGCAGATGAACAACTCACAAAGAAGTTGGAATTGTGGAACGTCCTTTTCGTAGTTAAACTATTGGAAAAATACCGTAAATACAATGTAGAAGGGACATGTCCACCCAAAGAGGTGAAGGATAAAACAAAGGCTTACAGAACATCGAACGATATTATTGCCAATTGGATTGATGATGATGTAGTTGAATGTGATGAATTCTGTTCTTTTGATGAATTATATGACGCATGGGAAAGATGGTGTGATGAAGAAGGTTACCATTCAAAGCAGCGACCAGAGAAGAAAGAAGTTAAAGAATCACTATTGAAGCATCAGGAAAAGACTGAGTATGGTTTAGTTCTTGGTAAGAATAATTCAGATAAATGTCCTAATGGGACAAAGAGAAAACCTAAATTTAATTTCAAGCCGATGGATGATTAATTAGTATAGTTAGAATATGTTTCATTGTATTCAATTAACGAGCATTCTCCAATCATTTTTGTTGGAGCATAGATTCCTTGAGCAACAAGTAGTGCCGTGGTCCCTCCTACAACCGCTAATGTGATGATCCATCCAAAAAATACTCTCCATGCGATTTTCCAATTAATTCCCGAACATTTTTTTACATCCTCTAAAGCAGCAACACCCATGGTAGCACCTACTTGACAGTGTGTTGTTGATAATGGAATCCCTAAGCGACTACCGATAATAATAATCGTAGCTGAACCTAATTCAATGGAGAATCCACGACTTGGTGTAATACAACATAATTTAACACCAATTGCCCTTATGATTTTGTATCCATAGAGGAATAATCCAAGTGAAATACCTACACCACCCATACCGAGGATTAAATAAGCATATTCATTCATATCTACATTTCTCTCTAATTCTCCATCATTCATATAAATACTGACAATCGCAGCATAAGGTCCAATCGCATTGGCTACATCATTTGCTCCATGACTGAATGAATCACACACAGCAGTAAATATTTGGAGATATTTAAAACTTTCTTCTGTTTTTTCATCAAACTTTTCTGAATTATCGTGAATATCCTTCACTTCATCCACTTTAATTTGATCCATATCATAATTAATATTTGACTTGATATTTGTGATGCATTGTTGAAGTTTATTTTTCTTTTTTCCCCCTTGTTCAACTTCATTTAATTCATTAAGGCATTCTTCTGTTTCTTCATTCACGCCTTCACCCCCCTCTTCCCTTTGTTGAAATCTATCATTCACAGCTTGTTTCATCTTTGGAATGAAAGGGATAATTGCTGAACCGGTTATTAAACCTGTCCCTGAAGCAATGACTAATGATCCACCTGCAGAAAGATCATCTAATCCGATACCTTTTCCACCTTTGTAAATAATGAAAAAAGTATTCAGAGCGATGGTTAAACCTACAAAGATGGGGAAAGTTTTATACGAATGATTAAAACTATTTTCTTTCCTTAGAACTGTGAAACGTGTCATATAAAAGATGAATGACGCAAACAATGCCGAAAATATAGGCGATAAAAACCATGACATAACAATTCCAGATACACCACCAACCCATGGGAAAGAATCCGTAGCTTTATACCAAATTACACAGTTACTCCCTCCAGTAACCATTGTCATACCAATCATACCACCTACACAAGAATGTGTTGTGGAGACAGGCATCTCTAAATAGGAAGCTAAAAATAACCACGATCCAACAGATAGAAGGACACAAAAACATCCATACATTAAGAGTTCAGGATCATCTTCAAAGCATGCATAATCAGCAATACCTTTACGAATTGTTTTTGTAACATGAGATCCCATTAAGATTGCCCCCGCACATTCAAAGATACTTGCGATAACAACAGCGCTTTTAACGGTTAGAGCTTTTGAACCGATCGATGTAGCAAAAGCATTCCCTACATCATTTGCACCAATCCCCATTGATGCAATAAAAGAAGAAATCCCACCTCCGACAACCAACCACAGATAATCCAACATTTTGATTCTTAACTAGATAATTATTCTTAAATATAATTTATTAAAAATAAAATGATTTAAAAAAAATGTTAGTAGATAGTATAAAAAGAATTCTATGTCGGATGTAAAAGTATCAAGTTTAGCAGCAACTATTGAAATGTTAGGAGCATCTTTGTCAATCGATTCTGAGACAGCCGGTGCCGTCAAGGTTAAGGGCAATTGTGGAACAATTGCCCTAATTAATCAAATTATTTCTGATTTATCATCATTAAGAACAACTCTCAGAGATGCTGAAAAAGAAATGCAGACAGACCTTAGATTGAGCATGATACGCGTTGATGGCGGTGTGGCGGCCTGCAACGATATCAATACTCCAAACCTGACGGGAACCATCATAGGTAGGGCAACCAAGGAGCATGCGGCGCCCTCGGGCGCAGACAACAAGACCGCCGCCGCTGACACTGGTATAGCCCACCATTGGCATGACTCAATCAACGCCATCACGACTGGTGAGTCCCTCGAAACGCAACGGCACGGGGTGGGCTGGCCCGGGCGCGGAACAGCCGACGAGAGCGGTGGGACCGACAACACAGGTAAAGTTGGGATTAAACTTGGGGATACCGATTATGTTGCAGAACAGGCGATAATGAATGTATTGGTTGATGTATATGGAGTAGTGGATAAATTAAAGAATGGGTCGACGATTGATGTATCTAGCTCGACGAAGGCAACTCTCGAATAAGGTTAAAATATTTTTATTATTTTTAAAATTTGAAAAACTATTTAGAATTATTAGTAATAATCTAAATAAACATGTTCAACAATAATAAGCAAGTTGGACGCACACGTGTAAATTGGAATCATGATAGTAAGAAGACAAAGAAAACGCATGTTCAGCAGAAGAAGATAAATGAAACCCAAATGGATAAACTGTATCAACTTCAAGAACAGTTCTTCAAGGAGGGAATGAATTCACTTGAATATCGAAATTATGTCCAAGAGAAGATAAATGATAAAATGTTTTACTACCGCAAGCTATCCGAAGAGGATTTCTCAAAACTTCAACAGCGTTACCGCAGACTAGTTCAAGAAAAGGAAAACAAGGTCAATGAACTACTTGAATCTAGAAAGAGGAATAAGAGACAAAAGAAGCTTTTTAAGGAAAAGAAGAAGAAGATTATTTATGAGCAGAAGAAGAAAATGATCGGACAACTTTTCAAAGTAATTTCCGAGTCAAACGTCCAAGGTATGAATAAGAAGGGGATCGGTCTTTCGGATGACCCTGATCTATGGAAAGAAACCAAGAAGGGACTATTTGCAGGTGGTAGATATCCTGAAAAGGCGGATAAAAAGTGGATCAAGGTCTATCAAAAGATTGAATCACCTGTATCAGCTCATCTATTTGACTTTCATTCCCATGATGAGCTTAATCAGCATGTTCTAAATTGTTAAAATGTTCTTCTGTTACTATATATCCGCGAGCCAATAGATTCATATTTTCTTCTTTTGATTTTTGAAAATTCATACCTAATTCATCAACGATGATATTTATAGTTCTTTTCTTTTTTTTATTGATACTATCATATGGAGAGGTAGGGGCCATTTGTAAGCGTCCTAAATATGATAATATATCGTTTACTTTTTCATCTTTATCTTTTACTTTCACATGGACACCCAAGTAATGTTTTGATTGTAATGTTTTATTATATTCAATAGGATAATTACCACAAAGCCCTCCATCAACATACAATTGTTCCTTATAAGTAATCGGTTTAAATACTAAAGGGACACTTGAAGACATCCTAATAGCATCAACAATTGGTAGATCGGGGTTGGTTTTATGATTTATATATTCAATACGGTATTTTGTGAGGTTCGTTGTTTTAAGGACCCAGTTTATCTTTGTAATGTTATAAAATTCTTTCATTGTAATGTTTTTGGAAATACCTTTTTTATTAAGTATTACGGAGCATAAGTGAGAAATAAATGTATTATCATACAGTCCAAAATCATTAAAGATATTATTAATATCAAAGTCTTTATAATTTAGAAAATCTTCGTTGTTTAAAGAAAGACATATTTTGATTGTGACATCAAGTGGATAACCTAACATGAGTGGTAATGTATAAAGAGATGATCCTGATACACACACAATATTTTGGATACCTTTTAAGTCCCGTTGAATGATTCCTTTATCGAAAAAATACTTAAACACCCCTAAAAAAGCGATACAATTGACACCTCCCCCGGATAAGAATAAAGTATCTAATTTCATTGAATATTTTATTCAATATTTTTTTATTCAATAATTATTATGAGTTCCTTAAATATCAACAACCTTTATGAGACAATGTATGAAAGAAATTTAAAAAGATATGAAAAGTTTGATGGAATATTACAAAAAATACATAACCGTATTAAATACAATGCGGGTAAAGAAAAGACATTTTGTTTTTTTCAGATCCCCGAATTTATTATTGGTACACCTCTTTATAATATTAATGATCTTAAGTTATATTTAATTGAATCATTAAAAAAGGATGGTTTTCAATTAATGTATATCAATCCTAATTGGTTATTTATTGCCTGGGAGTTACACGCAAAAAAAACACCGCGGAAAAAGAAAATGAAAAAGAAAGAAGATTATAAGTTGATTGATGAATATAAGCCTTCAGGAAACTTCGCAAGTTATAATGAGTATGATCTAACAAGTATGCGGAAAAAGATGAATGAATTATTATAATCTGCGTTAATATGATTTTCTTCCAAGTTTGTAGACATAATCCGTGAAGATTAAAAAGAAAATTCCTAATAATCCAAATAGAAGAACATCATTAAAATCATCATTTATATTGGAGAAACCTTCTTCCTGAGACTTACTCCTTTGACGTTGAATAATTTCATTTTGTTGCTTTGATTTAAATTCTTTAAATTCTAAGAATTCTTTGTATTCTTCGTGTGTAATTTTCATACCTTTATCCCATACCCATTGTTTTGGTGGGTTTTCATATACCTTTGGAGCGACTACACCTGGTTGGGTTGGTGGTATATTATGTTGTTCTTTATCTGAAGGAATTGGACTCTTTTCACAATCAAGACAGGGTTCTTCGTTATCCTTTAATCTTTCAGGAACGTATGAATCTTTTACTGTTGGGGGAACTGGTTTACGATGTCCTTCAAGTGTATATTTTTCATAAGGAAAGTATTTACTTCCATCACCAATATTATCTTCTTTATTAATTGGAAAGTATCCTCCCTCACTTGAGAAGCCACCATAAGGCATAATATTTGAATTTCCGTGGAAATTTTCATCAAAAGAATCTATTTTTTCGAGCTTTTGTGGATAAATATGTTCTTTACTTGATGGTATATAATCCTGTTCTTTCTTTTTTTTATCCTTCTTCTTTACTTTAATTGATTCAGAACCATATACTTCAGTTAGAAGTGCGCCCCCTGAATTATTCATCATATAAATATTAATATATAAAAATATTTTTTTTTGACAATATATATTATAAATGGTAAAAGATATTATTGATAATTTGAATGAGAATAAGTTTTTTGTAGGATGTATGATGATCTTTGTTACAATCGGAAGTAGGTTTATAATTACCGAGTTTAATGAATCTCAAAAAGAAATGATACATAATCCTATTATAAGAAAGTTATTTATCTTTTGTGTATTTTTCATGGCTACAAGAGATATACAATGTGCGATCATCCTTACAATTTTATTTGTATTGATTGTAGGTGAATTATTTAATGGAGAAGATTTCTTAAAAAAAGAAAACTTTGAAGTAGAAGATCAAAAAGATAAAAAAATTGATGAAATTATTAATGAATTAACCTTGATGAAGAATAATACTATAGATTAAGTGTAATACCACCACTCCCTGAACTTCGATTACCAGCACTTTCTCCACTTAAAATTGAAATACTATCAAGGTCTGGTATATCATTCGTTTGAAAGTTCATTTCATTCATAATATCTTCCATTCCAGCAGGTCCACTCATTTCCCCTCTTTGGGGTCTAGGGACGTTTTTACGTAATGGTTCAGGTTGTTTTGGACCTTCCTGACCGATTGATCCAACTGCGGCTTTCGCAAATTGTTTCATTAAGTCAGGATTCTGTTTCATAATATCATCCATACCGGGAATAGATGATTTGAATAATGTATTTGTTAAATGGAACATAAATGCGCTTCCACCTAACATCATAAGTAATTTAATTTCTGGAGCAACTTCTGATTTACCACCATATTTTTCAGCAAGTTCTTCAAAAACTTCATCGTAGTCATTAATATTTTCATTGACTGATTCAGACCAACCATCTAATTTAATCTCAAATGGATCGAACTTATTATTCAAGAATTCTAATCCAGTAATCGCAGCCATCATTACTTTTCTCTGGAACTTGATTGAATTATCAACTTCTCGTTGTTTTTTTAATTTAAAATATTCATTCCTCATATCTTCTAATTGGGAATTCATATTGTAATTCATCGTTGTCCTTATCCCTTGATCTTCTAATTTTTTAAACTTATAGATAAGATCAATTTTCTCATTTTTGATATCTTGTGAATTCATTGTATGGATTGGACGAAAGCCACTACTATCTGAGCCTTTAATACTATTAATCATGGGATCATCTTGAGGTAATGGAGTATTGATTTTCTTAATTTCTGGACCACTTGTTTCACTTTCTCCTTTTAACTGAATCCCTTCATCTTTATCAAAGAAATCATAATCTTCGTTTGGAGTTATATTTCCTTTATTACTTTTTACGGATTCTTCGCCACTTGAATATCCGATACTATCAGTTACACTTAGATCAGCTTTATTATTTTTTTGATTGACTAATAGTTCAACACCTAACATCGTGCTTTCATCATTTTTAATATTGATATTTGTATCTGAAGTATTATTGTCTAATTGAATCATTTTATTATCAGGGTCTTGATCTAAATTTAGTTCATTTAATCCATCCATTTAAATAAACAAAAATTATTTTATTATCATATATACGCACACCTTTTAAATAATAATTATTTACACACTTAAATAATCTTCTAGATTCTGAGGCATCTCTTTAATCTCCGTTTCATAAAACTGTTCGATTTCCTTCATATAATCCATATCTCTATCCGTCACAAGGTTGATTGCGACCCCTTTTCGCCCATACCTCCCACTTCTCCCGATTCTATGAATATACGTTTCTTTTGATTTGGGTAAATCAAAATTAATTACAAGTGATAATTGTTGAACATCAATCCCTCGCGATAATAAATCGGTTGATAGGAGTATTCTGGAATGACCACTACGGAAGTTTGTCATAACTTCTTTTCTATCTTTTGAAGTTAATTCACCATGAATATATGCGACAGGAAAATTATCCTTCATTAAACTTTCATAAATATCCATCAATTTATTCTTTGAATTAATATAAATTATACATTGTGCGATATTAATAGTATCATAAAGATCTTTAAGAACATCATATTTCCAATCATTAATTTTAATATTAATATAGAATTGTGTAATACCTTCAAGTGTTAAAGCTTCTTTCTTAACAAGGATTTTTGAAGGGTTTTTTAAAAAATTATCAGATAATTCAATAATATCTTCGGGTATAGTAGCACTAAATAAGCATACTTGAGAAGATGTAGGTATTGTTTTAATAATATTATAGATTGTTAACTTAAATCCAAAAGATAATGTTTCATCTGCTTCATCAAAGATAAGAGTTTTAATATTGCTCGTAAACAAATATCTTTTTTGAATCATATCCAAAACTCTACCAGGAGTTCCAATGATAATTTGTGGATTATTATTAAGTTCTTTTTGACAATCCGAAACATTTGTTCCACCCACAACTTCCATGATTGTAATATTCATATACTTACCTAATTCTTCTGTTACTTCATAAATTTGATGAACAAGTTCATGTGTTGGAGCTAAAATTAATATTTGTGTATCTTTTTTAGTTTCATCTAAAATTTGTAGAGAACTAATTAAAAAAGCTCCGGTTTTCCCTGTTCCGGATTGAGCTTGAGCGATCGCATCGACACCCGACATTAATACTGGTATTGCATCATTCTGGATTTTAGAAGGATGTTCAAAACCATATGAATATATCCCTCGTAATAAATTATCTTTTAAACCAAATGAATCAAATGAGGTTTGTAATATATTTTCTTCGTCCATTTATCTTTATCTTTGATTTAAATCTTTAAATTAATTCATTTAAGATAACCCTTCAATAATTCTCGATGAATTTAATATAAATAATGTCATTATTAAAAAAAAAACTACTTTAACTGAATTTAATTTCATAAGTTATATAATTGAATAGATTATTTAAATAATTTTTCTTTATCAAAAATTTGTTTATTCGCTACAAATGGATCTTCTTTCATTTCAACTATTTCTGGTTCTAGATCATCTTCTTGAAATATTGTTTGGATCATTTTTTTTACACCCATTATATTGTCCCCTTTTGTTCGGTCTATAAAATTTCTTCCTTTGAATAATAAAAAAGCAGGAACGACTTTAATTTTACATTTATCACAAAGTAATTCATTTTCTTTAAGATCAATATCAATCTTATAAAATTGTATAATTTTTTCATCATACTCTTTAACAAGTTCTTCCATGAATGGTAATATTTTTTGACATGGCTTACACCATGAGGCTCCAAAATAAAAAAGTATATGTATATCTTGATCAAGGACCTTAAAACACTCGTCTCCAATAACCTCCTTCATTTAAACTACTTGATAAATTAATATTGGTAATTATCCTCGTCACTAGAGAATCCATCCGAGGAACCATCCAATTCATATTCTAGTTCTATCATCTCGATTCTCTTTTCTTCTTCATCAATCTCTTCCCTTATCTCATCAATACCAAAACCGGTCGTAATGTCTTTTTGAGATGAACGATTTGTATATCCAAATACAGGCCTTGGTTCATTAAAATCTTCTTTATTTACGACATGTTTCCAATAATCAGAACCAATCAATTCACGAAAGTTATTTGAACATAGATATGAACATCCATACATCATCCCTTCACCAACTTGAACAATTAACCACGGTTTTCCATCAATAACTTTATTACACTTTAGACATTGAACACTATTACACTCTCCTTCTTCATCAGATGACATTCTATTCTATATTATATTAAAAGGTATACTATTCCAAAATAAAACCTTTTCAAATTTACCAATTATTTATTATTTATTATTTAAAAATTGAATCTAGTATATTAAATTAATATAACCAATGGAAATTAAGATAACTAAAGAAGATATAGAAACATATATTCTAAATTATGAAGATGAAGGTGAAGTTGACGTTGATACTATTTGGAATGATTTAAAAGAAATCTATACAATTACAACAAAACCAGAAGAATATGTAGTTAAGGAATTACTTTCACATACTATTCATAAAATGAATCACAAACGAAAATTGGTTCAAAGAAGAAAAGAACAATTGAAACAATTAAAAAAACTCGTATTGCCTGAACAACGTTCGAAAGAATGGTATGAGATGCGAAAAGATAAATTGACAGCAAGTTCAATAGCATCAGCAATAGGACACTGTCACTTCCAGAGTAGGGATGAATTAATTTTATCAAAAATAGAAGAAAAACCATTTGAACCAAATCCAATTACGGAATGGGGTGTAAAATATGAAGATATAGCAATAAAGTTCTATGAGGAACTCTATAATGTAAAGGTTTTAGACTTTGGTTTAATACCCCATCCAAAGTTTGACGCGTTTGGTGCTTCGCCGGATGGTATTTGTGATGATACAGGAAATGATGAATATGTAGCTCGAATGGTAGAAATAAAATGTCCTCCTAAAAGGAAATTTACAAAAACAGTCCCTCCCCATTATGGAATGCAGGTTCAGGGTCAATTAGAAGTTTGTGATCTAGATGAATGTGATTTCTTTCAAGTTAAGATCGAAGAGTATGAAGACTATGAAGAATACTCAAAGGATAATTTTATCAATGAATCAAGCTTCACAAATAGTTGGGGCAGAACATCTCTTAATTTCCCTAAAGGTTGTACAATAACATATATTAAAGCAAATGAAACAAAAATGAATTATCTATATCCAAAACTAAATTTATCTGATAGCATGTATAGTGTATGGATTCAAGAGAATAAAACGATGTTAGAAAAGAAAGGTCATAAGTTTGTTGAAGCAAAGTGGTGGAAAATTACTAGATATGAATGTTCATTAGTGAAAAGGGATCATAATTGGTGGATTGAATCCATTGATAAGATATTATCATTTTATAAAGATTTACTCTACTATAGAAATGATCAAGATGCTTTACAGGTTCTTAAGAATAGAATTCAAGATTCAAAAAAAAGGAAAAAAAAGGTAGAGGTTCAACCCATGAATGAATTTCAATTGATTTCAGATAATGAGGATGACTAATAATCATCATATGTATTTAACTTAGGTTTATTACTTTTCTTTACCTTTTTCTCTTTGTAAACAACCTTCTCTTTAATTACAACTTCAGGTTGAATACCCATTCTATCTTGTATTATTTTTTTTTGTTCTTTATCTAACTTCTGAAAATCGGTGATTACAGATTGTAAGAAATGAAAATAATGTTCAACTGTATCAAATTGTTTTATCATATGAATACCTAATCCCTGATAATATGCGTTTGATTTACCATTTTCTACAATTTCACAAAATGGTGTATCTTGACCATCCATCATATCCATAAATATATCCATATCAGATGACATTTTATTTTATTTGTTATTTATTATGAAGAGGTTTCTAGTAAGTATATTATTAATTATTTGTTTAATAATTTTAAATAATAAAATCAAAGATAAGGTTCAAAAAGATCTTCACGAAGGATTCACACAATGTGAATATCGTAAGAAACAGAATACAGGGAAAATGTGTAAAGAAAAATGGGGAGAACCTGAATGTAGTCAATGGAAACCAACGAAAAGGTTGATCAAACTAGAAAAACATCATTCAAAACCACATAATCATTTTGTATCTTTAAGAGGATATCAATCGAATTCGTTTCTTTATGAGATTGATTATGATGAAGAAAATGAAGTAGAAGAAGGTGGAGAAGAAAAAGGTGGAGAAGAAGAAGGTGGAGAAGAGGAAGGTGGAAAAGAAGAGGAAGTAGTTCCGAAAAAGGTAAAGAAAGCATCCCCGAAGGGTATTCATAGCAGTTATTTTTCATAAATATAATCTAAAGTATTCTATACAATGGATCTAAAAATTATAAATAATTATATTGATGTTAAATTATTACTTATCACAATTAGTGTAACAGTTGGTTTCTTATATTGTTATTCTGATAATAATTTAATCCTTAAAAAAAAATATTAAATAGTAATAAGAGAATGGTTATTAACGAAAGTTTTATAAAGGATGGTATTACTATTTTTACAGGAATAGTTATAGCAATTTTATTATCAAGAGAATGTTTATTTCAACCAAATATTATCAATGTATAAATACGTTTGATTAGAGAAAAATAATTATTTAAGAAACATAAATGGGAACTAATATAAATGAATTAATTGAAGATATTAGTAATAATAAGTTAAGTAGTGAAGAAAATTCAATGGTTGATTCAATTATTAATGATCTTAATAACGATGATATGAGGGATAGACAAAGACAACAACAACAACAACAACAAAATAATCCAAATTCTTCAAGAGTAGGAGGGGATGGATACCCACCTCAATTAACTCCTGAAGAAAAACAAATGTTATTAAAACAACAACAGATGCAACAACAAATCATGTATGAACAGAATGTTCAACAGCAAAAAATACAACAGATGCAACAAATGCAACAACAGCAGCAGCAGCAACAACAACAACAACAACAACAACAACAACAACAACAACAACAACAACAACAACAGCAAAATACAGAAAGCCCTTC